AAGCTGAACCAATATTACCTGCATCTTCTATAACAATGCCACCACCAACTTGTACTGCTCCACCGTTAAAGTTGAGATAAAGAGTGTTTGTAGACCCATTGTTACGAGCCATAATTTCATTATTATCAATCGAAATATTAGTACTACTAGAAGAACCTACTTGAAACCCATGACCAGTTGATGAAACTGAAAGATCAGTAGTACTTGTTAACCTTAATGTTGACGCACTAATCTCCCCTACAGAAGATATATCATGACCTCCAAAGGTTGTTCCACTTGACGCATCAAAAGCTATAGTATCTGGAGTTAATGTTATTAGATTATTTGCAGAACCAGACCAAGCTTCATTTCCTGCGTCACCAACTCTAAATATTAACTTACCATCTTCTGTACCATTAGTAACATCATTAGATACTGCTAAAATAGCTCCATAGGTAAAGTAAGCATCTGCCGAATTTTTACCATAAAAGTATATACTACCAATAAAATCACCATCAGCAGGACTTGCTGTATCTCTCCTTAAAGAAAGTGAAGGGTCAGGATTAGAATCAGTGTCATATCCTGTAAGGAGCAATCCACCTTCATGTAAAAACCTAGCTCTTTCTACAGCCGCTTCAGATTTTCCTAGTTTAATAACTAAATCAGTTTTATTTTCCGTATCATCAAAATTTGCATCGGCTTCCGCTGAAATAGAAGCCGCAAGTAATCTTGCATCACCATCCGAACCACTACCTTCATCAGGAGCAGAAAATTCTATTGCACCTAATACATCTCCATCGTCTACAGTAGTATGACTTGTTTGTAGTTTAAGGATTGCTCCATCTGAAGTTTTGGCTGTGATGTCACCTGTAACATAAATACCGTCAGAAGAAGTCTGAAACTTTTGTACATTATCGTAATATAAAGCAACTCCAGCATCGTCATAAAATATAGCATAATATTCAGCGGCATTTTTCTTTGATAAAATTATATGCCCATCTGTTTGAACCCAAAGATTATGCCCAGTGGTATCTCTTATAATACTATTAGTACCGTCATGGTGAATGGTAAAATCATCAGCATCACCAAATGCAAGTGTGGCATTGTTAGGAAACTCTAACTGACTGGCTGATTTATCCCAAACTATATTATAGGTATCACCTGTTAAGGTTAAATCACCACTACTATCTAAAATAACAGATTTTTCCGCAGGAAGCGTACAGAATATCTGTCTAGTACCACTACTCCAGTTAACCGCATTATCGCTATTACTAGACTGTAATATTGTCGTTCTAGCTAAAGTCGTACCGCTAGAAGTGTACGTTCCTACTCCAACTTCAAAATCAGTTCCGTCTGTACAACAATAATATGTTGTGTTGCTATTGCCGACCGACCCAAATGTTTCAAAACCAGTTACGGCTCCAGCAAGAGTATAAGTCCCTGTACCAGTTGTAGTAGTAGTTTCTCTTACACGATCAGCAACGACATGAGCCATTACGCAATCCGTATTATAGCATTAGAAGCATCTGCCGCTGGAAATGTTACAGTGAACGTTCCTGCTGTTGAAGTTTTGTTACTTGTGAAGTCTAACACAGCCACCGCTTTATTACTGTCTGAAGAATTATGAATCAATGCTCCCATAGCCGTAATAGTAGCTGTAGTAAAACTTATGTCTGCAAAATCAGTAAACCCTGTAGTTCCACTTGAACTGGGATCAACTCTTGTAAGACTGCCTCCTGCCGCAGTATAAGAGCCACTATTTGCCACTTCACCAGTGGTAGTATACGCGGTCGTTGCGGCTCCTAATGTCGCAGTAGTGCTTGATTTACCACCACCACCTTCTGCGTATAAAGCAAGTTTAAAAGTATCTCCTCCAGAATTTTTAAAATTATGAACTCCTTCTAAAAGTTCTTTTTTAAAAGATGTACACATTGCTTGTGTTATTGCCATTATAACCTCCTTATAATATTAGCAAGTTCCTTGTTACCAGTTTGTTCAATTACTTGTATAATTGTAGCACGCTCTTCCCTTTTTGCCAAATCAACATATCCTCTAAGAAGATTTCTTACACGATCCGCAAACAAACGAGCTTGTTCTTGTATAGCAGGAGGAGCGTTGTCTGCCACAAATACTATCTTATCCGTAGCCATATCTGCAATTTGATCGCTAGAAAATCCACCATTTTGTGATGTATTTACTTTTACATTTCCTATGTCTGCAACATTAATATGAAACATGATTGTCTACTCCATTTGTTTTTTGTAAATCATGTCTTCCAAAAAGTATAGGCTTATTGTCTATCGGCTCAGGTGGAGCAATTTCAGACTGTTTTGTAATTAAAAGTCCTTTTTCATTAAACTGTTGAACTAAAGGGTCTTTTAGCCTATGATATCCGTACAACTTTTCGTTATCTGGTACGTTGGTGTCTAACAAACCAGACCTATGAGCAATTTCCACTTTTATGTCTTTAGCCACAGCCATAGCACACCAAAACTCAGTACAGGCTCTGCCAGACTCTGCCATATAAATATTGTCTTTATATGTATAATCTATCCCATAAAGGCAAATAGAAGAGACATTACGATATATAGCATAAGCAATAGCGTAAGGTACAGTGTTGTTAAAATAACAAAGATTGGTAGATTTAATGACCTTTTCGAGTGGATATAGTTTAAGATTTTTGACTCTTTTATCCAGTTGGCAAGTGTAAATAGGATTTTTGTTCTTTTCAAGAAATTCATTGGCTATGCCTGTTTGCAATCCTGCATTATCCGTATCTAAAAAACGGGATACAGGATCCATCATAAAAGTCTTGTCCACATGAATTATTGCACCAATACAATTAATCCCCCAAACTTCATCAAATTTTTCTGATCTTATTCTGGCCGCTATATAGTCAGCATAACTGCCACCTAATCCTATTATTGCTACTCTCATGTTCTTGGTCTATCTGGTAAACCCCTTCTGTAAGCGTCAGTGTTTTCTCTAGCCTCTGCATAATCTTTCATTCTAGAAAGAGACTCCATAAATCTATCATTATATTGTTTCATCATATCTGGTTCGCCTTTCATAAAGGTGTATGCTTCAACTAACGAACCATACAACATTGTGTTAGGAGCATTTGTGCTTAACCAAGTTGTACCACTATCAGATCCTGCAGTAAGGCTAGTTGGTCTGTAATAATAAGAAACACTTGTAACATAAGCGGCATCTGGTGTGGGTGCTATAATAAAACTGTCTTTATCAAAAATTGAATAATATCTAGGTGTTCCTGTAGTAGAAGAATTAGGATTAAATGTTTCTATATAGTTTAAATCTTTATGGTCTAAAAAAATTTTAGAACTATCTTTAGTAATCCTCATGCTTAAAACAGATAAAAAATCAGGAGGAACTGCAAGAAATTGATTTCCAGAAGTCATAGACACTGTTGAGTTTTTTCTAAAAAATTCTAAATCTATAGATTTAAATATACGCTCCTCAGCGGTTTTAATAAAATCACTAAGATGACTCACAAAAGTTGTTTCTGTGTTATCAGTATAATCTTGTATTGCTGTTTTTAATGTTGCAAAAGTCCATGACATAATTAACTACTCGTTGTTGTTATTGTGACAGAGCCAACCTCTGCGGTAATATCTAAATCGTAAGGACTACCTATACGACTACCTACAGGATTAAAAGAACCTAACCTTCTAGATTCCGCTAACCCTTTTTGCACTCTAGGCTCAAACAGTGCTATTTTATCTGTACCTAATTGTTGAGGTTCTAGTTGTGGCTCTTTAGATTCAAAACATTCAGGACAAACTTTAAGATTAGTCCACTCTAACTGAAGCCTATTATAAGGATACACAAAACCACAACGATCACATTCGGCTTGTGAATATTTTCCTGTAGCATATGCCATTAATTAAACCCATAATAATCTCTTCTAGGCACTAAACTTAAATTAGCTCTATCGACATCTTCAAAAGCCGCACGGTTAAACTCTTCTTCGTACACAGACTTTAACATTTGCATACGATCAGGAGCTCTTTTCATGGAAATATAATAAGCTAATCCTGCAGTTAAACAAGGATAAAACCTAAAAGGAACTTCTAAAGTATTTATGTATGTGTCTGCATCATTCATACGAGTAAGTCTATCATAGACAAGAGTGTAACTGTCATCGGGAGTTGGCCATAACTTTACAGTAGGAGCTATCTGTCTATCCACATACCATTGGCTAGGCTTTCCTGTAGAATTTTTACTTGGTATGTTTAGGTAAGTATCTCTACTAACTCTAGTTATTTGTTGATCATTTTGGTTAGTACCTGTGCCTGTTCTTATAACAGCACTCAATATATCAATGGTGTCTGCACCTAAAGAATAACTATTTGTACCAGAAGTAATAGACAAAGTGCTTTGTTCTATTGTCCACCTGTTTAAACCTCTATTTGCCCATTCTGCAAACAAAAGGTTCAAAGAACGTTTTGCTGATTTTAAATCATACCCTGTGCGTATCTCTAAGCCACATCTTTCAAATGCTTCCTCAATATACTCAGAAACATCAGGTTCAAAATCTGTTGAACTAGATAAAGCCATTATTTACTCCTTATGAACAAGGACCTCTAACAGATTTACTATTAGCAGAGCCTCCCGTTCTCATTTTTTTCATCATATAACCGCCTCCTGCTTTATACTGGATAGTTTGACCAGTTTTTTCAGCCATCTTTTTAGCGGCCGCTTTACCTTTTTTATCATATGAAAAATGTTTTCCACCAACTTTAGGCATTTTATTTCCTTTCTCTATTTGTTGTTTCATTTGCGAACGAGTTATAGCCATCTACCAAGCCTTGCATGACCAATACCTCGCCGAAAATTTATCTTTAGCAGTATCACAATTATGGCGAGCTCTAAAACTTTTTCTTCTTCCAGGTTGATCTTTTTTAATACTCATATTAGGATCACCAAATCGTACTAATTTTATATTCTTTCCTTTTTTAGCTAACACAGCAGATTTTTTTGGTCCTCCAGGAGTTCGTTTTGGTTTATTAAATCCTGGAAAACTTTCACCTCTATAGGTTATCCTACCTGAAGAAGTTCTTTTTACATCTGCTGTTGTAGCCATTATTAACCGTAGTTTTTACGCATTGACAAAATTATACTATAAGTATCTGCACTAGAGTGACCTACTGTTGTAAACAAAACATCACCAGTTTTGCCACTTCCTGAGTTATTGCTAAGTCCCCCAAAATCTCTATAGTCATGATGGCCAGATTGGTTTTCTCCTAATTGCATTATTATAACATTAGAAGTAGCATCCCAAAAAAGACTAACTTTCATACCTATACATTGCCACCATATTTCTTCTATAGTCACACCTGAACAAGCTGTACCATCAGGAAGAGAAGATAACGCACTTACATCAACTTTAGCTACAGCACTTTCACCTGAGCCATCACTAATGTTTGTAAATTTCATTACAACTTTTCTGTCACCATCGTGAAGTGTTTGACTTGTTACTGCATCAGCCATTTAAACCTCCTTATAAAGGGGGATTTCTCCCCCATGATTATGCGATCTGTACATACTCTATTATGAAAGTAAAAGAACCTGCGGTAGTAGCATCTACAGTATTTGTAATATTACAATAAATAGTTCTTTCAGCAGAAGCATATTGCACAGAAGCAGGAGCAGTTGTTGCATCTTGAGTCTGAGTAACCAATGAGGTTAATGTGACGTTACCAAGAACAACAGTTGTACCACCGTCAAGTATTTCATCTGTTTGAGCCGCAACTATCTGTGCTCCCGAGCTAGAAGTACCTACCTCATACCCAATGTCGCCTGTTCCAATAACAGGTGCAGTAGCACAAAATATTTTAATATCCGTAATGATCGTGTTCGCAGGTTGTGTGAATTCACCGATTGCAGGACTGTCTCCTGCAGTAGTGTTTACTGTCACTCCTGTAACAAGACCGACGTGCTTTACATATTTGTTAGTAACAATTCCTGTAGAAGCAATAGTAGCTACATCAGTGATAGCACCTGTGGAACTGTTTTTAGAAACGACTTTAAAGCCGCCCTCAGATCTTACTGGACCTGAAAAAGTTGAATTAGCCATGTCATTCTCCTGTCTTGGCAAATGTCAGTCACACCATGTGACTGTCAGGGATAAACTATTATAACAAGTATTTATAAAAAATAAAGGGCGACTTTAGCCGCCCTCTAAAAAATTCATTAATTTTAATATTAAGCTCCAGGAGAACCAAATACACATCGTGGGTCAGATACTCCAAAGCTATAACGCTCACGAGCTTTATACCGCACATTACCTGTGTCAAAATCGCCTTCCATGTTGTTTTGGATAGCTGTTCTAACAAAATGCTTAAAACCATTAGGTGCGTCTGTTTTAATGAAAAACGCATCTGTATCAGTTAAGAAATGGTTTACTACATAACCATCAGGTAACATTCCCATGTTTCTTACAGCATTCACATCATTGTCTGATGTTCCTACTCTCAAGTTGGAAGCCATAAGCCTTTCAGCTACAAACTGCAATGCAGGTGGAATAATCATTTTCATTCCTCGCAATGCAATTTTTAAACCTCTTTCATCAATAAACGCTGAGATATCAATAAGAGCTTGCTCGAGTGAAGTTTCATTCAAGTCTGCTGATGTTGATAGTTCATTTTTGAAAGTTCCACCTCCAGTAGTTGGGTGATCAGTTGCACACAATTCTTTGCCATCACCAAAAGTAAAAGAACTACTAAAAGCATTGTTTAGCGTAGCGGCCGCTTTTACTTGTTTAGTGTTAGACATAGATCTGGCCAATGCACGAGTGTAACGACTGCTGAGTTTGTCGTAAAGGTTGTCCTCTACTGCTTCCTCAGTAATCGCAAAAGCAAGTGCTATGGTTTCGTGTGTGTAACGAGCAGTGAACGCTTCATTTGCTGAATCGAATGAAACAGCCGCACCTTCACCTTTTGTTGGAGCTTGCCCAAAACCCGACAACATTACTTCCTCTTCGAAAGCTCGATCAGAATTCTCGGTTTCGTAGATTTCAGCGTGTTCATTGTCGTACCTGTCGTACTCCATGCCGAAGAGAGCGTTAAGTCCAGGCTCAAGCTCTTTCATTAATTGACTTCTAGAAATTGCCATTATTCAAACCCTCTCTATATACCTGCTATCGTACCGTTTTGACTATAACGGTAGAAGTGGTTGGTTAACATTACAATCGCTAGACGTCCTGCCGCAGTAGCATCATCGTTTGAAGGTGAATCCTCAAAACCAATAACACGCATATTAAGCGTATTCGTTGTTGCTAGAGTAGAAACTGCAAGTTCTGCTGTTGACTTACCAGTCGTTGCATTACCAGAAGTTGCTGTTGCAAAATTAGCGTTTGCGTGAATTCCCGCATCAGTAGCGGCCGCATCACAGTTAATTAAAAATAACTGTTCAGGGTTTGCCGCAATAACACAGGTTGCTTCAGTAGAAGCCTTGACCGAAGAAGTTCCAGGCCATTTATTCGCCCATCGGGGTTTCCCATCGGTGTCAGTATAATTACAACCCATGAAAGCTCCCAAGAGAGGTACAGTGCCTCCAGCGGCCGCACCGACGATATCTACAAGACCATTTGCAAGGGGTATAACAGGTGTTCCTTCGTAAATCACTGAACTTGTACCTGCTGTTCCTGTCAACTGGATCTTGAACGTCATAAGACTGCTGTTATTACTGCCTTCCCCGAGCATTTTGTATGGACGTAGTCCAAAAGATGCGTCAAGATTTGCCATAAAATTAGATCCTTATTTTAATTATCAGAGCCACCTTTAGCTCCGAATGTTACACGAGACTGCCTATCTGGTTTCAAAATAGGCATTGAACTATGCTCTTCTCTCATTAAATCATTATCAACAGCGGTCATCTGCTCATCGGTTTTACCCTGAAAATAAGCATCACGCTCTTTTTTAGACTCAATTGGGAAACGAGCTAAAAGTAATCCTCCAACTCCTATGACTCCTGCGTGTTTACCATCGTTAACAGTGGGAGCTTCAAAATCGGGGTACTCATCGGCACGAACTAAATCAAAGCCTTCGCGTAGCCGAGCAGAAAGGTTCTTTTTATCATCATTGCCCATGACTGATTCACGAATCCAACGATGAGTATATCCTTCTGGGGGGTCTGGTGCGTCTAGTGTCGACGGTGGAATCCAAGGTTTCCTGCGTGAGTTTTTCTCACGAGATTGTTCAGTGCGTGTGGTACGATCTACCATGATCTACTCCTTCACGATTAATTTACACGAAGTTTTTCAAGTTGTTTCGCATATTCGGTGTAGCTTACACCAAGTTTATCAGCGATTGCAACCTGAGATTTCGTTAAAGTGATTTTATTTTTCTTTGCTGAGCCACTTGCAGTACGAGTTGCAGGAGCTACAGGGGTTCTAGTTGGAGCGGGAGTGCTCTCAACATCAGTAAACTTATGTGGCCATTCTTCCCGCATACGTTTATCTAATTCTTCATAATAAATATCTTCTGTGCCTGTGTACCCTTCCATTCTTAATTTGTTATGGATACTAAAAGCGGTAAGAGTCATAGGTTCATCATCCCCAAACCAAATATTTTTTTCTGTCCAAGACTTTAACTTAGGGTCTTGTTGTTTAGCGGCTTCAATGCTTTCTTTTTGTGTCATTTGTTGTTGGGGTTGTTCTGCCTGACCATTTTTGCGTTTTTCAAGGTCTTGTTTAGCAAGTTTAAGTCTTTCTTCTTCAATGGCTAATCTAGCCAATGATTTTTGTGCAGTAACTTGTGCATCAACATTACCTTCATTAATTGCATCTTGAAGTTGCCTCTTTAACGTGGCTTCTTCGTTAGTAACCCTTTGGTCATATTCATTCACATAAGACTCATCTATTTTATCAGTTCGAGCTTTTAAGTCTTCGTTTTCTTGTTTAATAGATTGAGCATATTGTGTAGCGGCTTGCTCTCTACGTTCAGCTTCACGCATTTTATAAGTGAGTTTTTCTATACGCTTTTTAACTTTATCACTGTAACCCTCTAAATCATCTTCTTCTGCTCCAGACTCTGAATTAACTTCGTCTTTTGTAGGTTCAGCTTTTGCTTCTTCTTTAACTTCTTCTTCTTGAGGGGTTTCCTCAATTTCAACTTCGAGTTCTTCTTCTATTTTTTGTGCTTCTGGCATAACCTTCTCCGTTATGTATGTAATATATCTTCAGGGTTGCTTATTTTTGCGAGTATCTCATCATCATTCAATAATCGCACTTCTCCACCTTCTATTTTAAAACGGCTTCCTGCGTATCGGCCGAAAATAACCCAGTCACCTTGTTGACACCATGGAGCTATTCCAAATTTGTCAGGGTCTTTGTAAGCCATTGGTCCTAGTTTTAAAACATAACCACAAACTGTTGCTAATCCTTCACGATCTACAACTTCATCTGGTAAATGCAATCCTCCCTGTGTTTTCTTTTTGCCTTTAAATGGAAGAATAAGAACTCTCCAACCTGTAGGCTCAGGAAGTTTGTCATAATTGGTTATGTCTGGTTCGGAAGTTTGTTTTTTAGATTCTGATTTAACGTAATGATCAGGAACGTATAATGTTTTAGTCATATTCTACTTTCTTTAGCAGGGCTTGAAGCTCCTGTTTGATAAATGCAAGTTCCGCAAGACGTGCTCGCAGTTCCTTGAACGCAGAAAAGTCATCAACAACACCTTCAGTTATCTGTGATTTGATTTGACTTTGCCGTTCGCCGATCACTTTAAACAATTTTTCGTGAATGTAAAGATCAGACATAATTATTTTTTCTTTTTATTTTTCTTTGGCCATCCTGCTTGCATAGCTTTGTATGCTTTTGGATCTATCGTACTTTTTTTCCTAGAACGACTTGTTCCTGCTTTTTTACGTTTGTTTATATTTTCAACTAAGCTCATTTTGTTAACCCTCTCTGTTTCTCGTATGTTCGTAACCCACCAATACCAAGCATTCCCCCAAGAACAGGAAGTAATGTACCCATATCAAATTCAGGTAGCTCAGGTAAACTAGCTCCTGTGGCCGCAAACACAAAAACTAAAATGGGTTGCAGAATGAAATGATAAGCAAAAGCCAAGCCACAAACCCAGCCAATGAAGGGTCTCCAACCACCTTTAAATATACTACCCGATGCGGCTTCTGCTTTGTTCACTTCAATCTGCGACATAGCTAACTGTTGAGCGTGTTTTTCACTCATAGTAGCTATTTCGTGTGCCAGTGCCGCTTTCTGATCTTTATCTTCAATAAACTTATCTAAAATACCAGTAACAGGACCAACTAATGTATTTATTATACTCAAATATTCACTCCCCTTTTATTTAATAAATCTTGTAAATTTTTTTCTTTTTTGCCACCGTCATATTCCCATGCGTAACCACGCTCTACCATTTCAGTATTTATATTTATCTGGGAACAATAAAACCAACCCAACATACGTCCGTATTTACCGTCTTTTTCTGTTTTTACAATTAATTTTGCACACTCCATAAGCCTCCGCTCTAAAAACTCTTTAGCTTCAAGCCCTAGTTTTTTCTCTTCTAAATCCCGTGTTCGGCTTTCAGGTGTATCAATACCTGCCAATCGTACTCGTTCTTTTTTGGACAAGTCAAAACCTAAATCAATTATAATATCTACTGTATCACCATCAACTACTTTAACTATTTGTTTTACTGCGTATTCGTACATTAGCTTTCCTTCTTTCTATTTAGTACACTTCCTGTCAATATAGCACCGAAACTTAAATGGAACAAACCTCCTCCCATCAAGGTGTATGGATTATGGTGCTCTGTCATTTTACGCATTAACTCCATCTGAAGTTGAGTATCTTTCATTGTGTTCATCGTATCTATAAAACTTGCTATTTCTGGTCTATTTACTCCATACCATACAGGAACAATTACAAAATCAAACAAACATATGAATAAGTACACTCCCAATGCAATAGACTGAAAGTTAACCTTTTCCATTTCTTACAAATGCACTACTCGCAATAAATGCACCAATAACACCCATATTAGACAATACCCAAGTGCTACCAATACTACTTAAATGATCTAACCTGTCTAAAGGAACAAGATCGGTCATGAGTACAGCAATATAAGCCGTAACAGATATAGCACTAAACCAAACCATGTAGCGTTGTTGATCTTGTTTGGCATTATCGTTTTCCAAACGTATTTTACGCTCCATGATTTCTAAGTCGTCTATTTCGTTATCACCGTTAACGTCTAATTGTGATGCAAACTCTTTGGCGGCTTTACTTTTAAATGTTTTTTGTGTCATGATAACTTGTGTGTATTACCTTGCGTTGCGGCTCCGCTCCCACGAGTTTTGCTTCTTCCGCTATCTTCAAATGAAACTGACCCTCCATGAGCCAATTTAATCATTCGCCCACCTGAACCTTCTCTCATGAGAGATAACTCATCAGTAATTAACCTTATTTGATCTTCGTTGTCAGGGTTAGCAGGGTCGAGACTTTCTAATATATTCATAAGATCCCGAATACGAGTATCTTTACTTTTACCTCTTGCCATAAGTAGTTCCTTTTCTAATTTTTTTCTTCGGCATACCTTTAGGGGGAGCACTACCTTTAGGTTGAGACGGTTTGCCTCTACCTACTCTACTTTTCCAATTAATTTTGGATTTTGGTTTATTTGGTTGGTTCTTTTTAATAAGCTCAAGCTCTTTCTTATTGAGATTTCCAGGAAATCGTTTTGAAGTTGATTTTTCACCTGCCATCGGATCCTCCTTTGTTGGCTGTTCGTTGTCTAGCTATTTCTGCACGCATTTGTGCAATGTCTTCGGTGCTATCAATACGCTCACGTTGAACTGCAATTTGCTCTGCGGCTCGCTGTTTGTCAAAAGCTAACTCCATTTGCTCTTGCTGTGCTTTTTGTGCTTGGTCTTGTTGACGTAAATCCAACTCACGCTCTTTTAAATCTACAAGTGGGTCTTGCTGTTGTGAACCTGTTATTTGAGCTTCTTGTTGTAAATACTCAGCCATTAATTGTGCTTGTATTTCTGCGACTCGAGCTTCCATTTGGCCTTGTTGCATTTGTGGTTGTTGTTGTATTCCCATCATCTGTGGCTGTTCTGGTTGTTGCTGTTGTGCCATTTCTTGCTGTGCCATTTGTTGTGCCTTTAAAGATATATGGTCAAAAATGTGCGTTTGCAATATTTGCATTGCCTGAATATTTCCACGGATGACAGAGCTACCCATATACGCTAAATGTGTTTGCATATGAGCATCATGATTTTGCTCAGGAAAAGCCTGAAGTTGCTGTTTCCCTATTAACGCTAATTGAACAGCACCGTTTTCCTTTATGGGGTCTAAAGGTTGTGGTGGAGTTTGGGGAGGAAGGATCTGTTCAATATTGTCAATATTCAATGCACTATACATACGACGGTATGCTTCATACATATTGTGCATATCAGGTTGAGCTTGAGCTAATTTAAGCTGTTCCTGAGCAAGACTCACCCTTTGCGACATACTAAATATGTTGGGATTCGCAATGGGAATTATGTCTATTCTACCATCAAAGTCTTTTTGTTTTAAACCCTGTGTAGCTTCGGTTATGTTATAAGGGTACTCGCTAGGATCCATAGCTATAATATTAGAAAGCAGTTTGAACTCCTGCTTCATGCTATTATACAAGCGTTTATGTACAGCCGACATTATACGGCTTCCACGTTCTAACAATGCTACAGTCGTACCTACAGGCATTTCGGTATTTTGTATATTACCAGTACCTATATCAGTTGTTCCTACAAATTTTTGGGCAGACTGAACTACAAAGCCTAAGAGTTGGAACAAAGTTCCACTTGGCTCTTTATAAGGGAGTGGTAATAAAGAACCTCGAAGCTCTGTTCCAACAACGTCAACGTCCCGCCATTCTCCAGGCTGGAGTGGCTGATCGTCATCTCGAATACGCAATCCTCTTGCCTTGAATCCTGCAGGCATATTTGCCAAAGTTCCGCTGTCAACGAGCTGTCGTAAGTTAGCCGTTGCAGTACGGGACAGATTACCTAACAAATGAATAAGGCCATTGCCATAAAATCCAAGTCCAGGAGTAAACATATAGTGTACAAAATATTGTTGACGCTCTTTTTGGGGGTCAGCTTCTATAAAATTACGGTAAATTGCCAAAACTTCATTAGAATCAGCCGAAACTGTAACAATATAGGGTAACTTGATTCCTGTAGGCTCACCAGACTCGTCTGTATCAGGGTGGTCTTCTAAATCAAGGAAACAATGGCACTCATAAAGGGTGATTTCTTCATTATTACCTGATTTTTCTATACCAGTTAAATCTTCTTTTACATCTTGGAGCTCATTTTGCTCAAAATCGCCACCTTTTATGTCTATATCAGAGTAAAAACCACTAATTTGGAGCTTGCGTAACTCATTTGGTGACATTTTTATAATATGTGTGGCTCTTTCGGTAGAAGTTATGTCCACAGCGTTAAAAGGCACAAGTAAATCTTCGGCTTGTACAAATTTACTCACCTGCCTGTTGAGTTGTGGGTCTAAATACACCTTTTTGAAGGCACTTCCGCACAAACCTAAGTAATACAACATCTGGTCGAATTCAGAATCGTACTCTTCCATGACGTGTACTAGCTGATAATTCATGAATTCTTTTACACGATTGGCCTGTTTTTCCAAATCTGGGGTAGTATCGCCCATTACTTGTGTACGCACTGGTCCACTTGGAGGTAACAGCTCTTTATAGGCTTGACTTTGGAATTGACTAACGGCTTCGTTCAGCATAGGGTGTATTACACCTGTAGCTCCGCTAAAAGGTTCGGTGCGGTTTTCGTACTTGAGGCCTAAAAGTTCCAATCCTTTAGTGTAGGTAGACATCCAGTCGGAGCGTGAGTTTTTATCCTCTTCAACTTTTTCCAAAACCATACTGGAAATACCTGCAAGCTCGTCATCGGACATATTTATTGCTAAATTAGCCGTAAAAGAAGTATCAGGAGCGGCATCTTCTTCAGGAGGTCCCAACTGCACACCACCATCTTCTAAAGGTGTAATTTCCATTCCCTCCATATCCATTGGAGTTTCTTGTGGCATTTCTACTTCTAATTCGTCAGAGGGCAGAGGCCGACCGACCAATGTAAACTCTCGTTCTATTTGGTTATAGGGACTATTTTTTCGTGTAGCCATCTAAGCTCCTCAGTCTGGTAAAGTTATCCATAATACGCTTGTGCTCTTGGCGGTGAGTTCGCAATTTCCTTATAATCTTCTGGGTGTTGAATGAAACCACCTTCGCGGAATCGTCGTAACGCTTGTGTAACGGTGTCAACGTAGTCATCGTTCTCCCCTGCTGGAAATGCCGCACATTCTTCTATCACCTCTTCTGCCCATCTTGTATCTGGCGTCCATACTAACCCACTTTCTAGTAAAGGTGCAACTGAATTCACACGAGTGAACTTATCGTTCCCCCGACTTGGACTATAGTTCTGTATTGGAATACCCATTTGCCGTAGTTCTTGGGTCAATGGCATTCCGCTCGCTTTAGCTTCAATTAACACACATTCGGGATCCCAGTAATCGTATTCCTCCATAGCTACACGTCGTAACTCGGGGAAGTCCCACCTACCACGTCGGGCATCGCAAAGAATTATGTTCGGAGGTCCACCTTCCTCGGGATAAAAAACTCCCCACGTTGTTATAGCACTATAGTCAGCGGTTGTCTGTTTGCTATATGCAGTGTCATAACTTTGCATCACATAACTTAGTGGGGGTATATCTTTCTTTTTCCACATTTGCCACCAGTCCCGCTTTAAAATAGCACTCGTTTCGGATGTTGGATTCTGTTGCCACTGAGCCTCCCACTTGCCAACCGACAACGAAGCCTTCACCTTTAACAGTTCTTCCTTTTTCCAAAACTCTGGCCATAACACCTTTTCGTCGTCCAACAACGCAGGAAACTCAACAACCTCCCATTGGTCAGCCAATATATCGCGAGCCTGTTGCTTTAACAGTTTACCTGTCAAATCGATCTCGGACCATCGCGTCATAACAATTACAATAGCTCCTCCAGGCTGAAGTCTTTGTCTTGGACCACTTGTATACCATTCATAAGCATTTTCCATTGCCGCTGGACTTAGGGCATCTTGTTCGGAATGGGGGTCGTCAATTATCATAAGGTCCGCACCACGACCTGTTATTGCACCACCAACACCTGCCGCAAAATATTCACCACCTTGATAAGTATCCCATCTACCTGCCGCAGAACTGTCCTGCCGCAACTTCACCTCGGGGAAAACCAACGAATAATCGTTAGAGTTCATCAAATTACGCACCTTACGTCCAAATCGAACGGCCAACTCGCCTGTGTGCGTAGCTTGTATAACCTTTAACTTTGGATTCAAACCCATTAACCAACTCGGCAATAAATAACTCGCATACTCCGACTTCGTATGTCGTGGCGGCATATTGACAATTAACCTTTTTATCTTACCTGTAGCTAGGGCATTGAATTTCTGTGCCATTATCTTATGATGTTTGCCCTCTATGAATTCAGGCCATACCGATTTACAGTAGTGCATAAAGTCCTTTCTCGCGAGATCGGACGAGCTGAACTGGTTCTGTCTCTGTAAAAGGCGAGCGTACTCCTTCAGTTTATCTTCAGGAATGTTCAATGGTACATTACTCATTGATTCTAAATATTACAAAAATTTTCAAAAAGCAATGAACCTATGGGCATCCGCATCAAAAAGGGGGGTGGGGGTATACCATAATTAAACCACTACTAACGATTTGTCCAAATCAGTGTAAACGCTAACACATTTACACGTTGGTCAGCGGCAAGGGGGTGTGGCCTTTTTAAATGGCCGTTTGGCTGTGGCTAGCGGTTGCCAAGTACCTTTTGGCAACCGCTGTTGGTGTTAGGCTAGGGCAACCAACTGTGCCTGTGGTACAGCCCACGTTGGGCTGTTGGCACTAAACCCACCGTTTAGCAACGCCATAACAGCGTTTTGGCGTGGGCTGTTGGTGGTAACACTGCTACCGCTGTTGCGGCTTATGGCGTGTACTGCTAGCAGTGGCACAGCTTGGCCAACTGCTGTTGGTACTGTGGCCGTTGGTTGCCACGCTATGCCACCTTTTTTGGCATAGCTTGCCTTGTAGCCGTTGGCTGTTGGTAGCCAAAACTGGCTAGGTAAACCGCCAATAGCGGCCCACATAATTTGGCCACAGTGGCCATATTTGCCGTTGCGTGCTTGGCAAGCGGCCCATAGGCCACGTGTTGCGTTGCCACCAAATAGCGTACCATTGCCGCTAATTGCTGTTGGCAATAGCTGTATGCCAACTTTTGCTAGGCCGCCATTTGCCGCTATAAAAGCGTTAATAGCATTGGCATTTAAATTGTTAGCGTTGCTAAACGTGGCAACTGCCGCTTTGGTTGTTTTAACTTTTGTACCCATTTTGTGTACCCTTTTTGGTTTAAGTTGGTAGCTTAATTGCCGCCAACAAATATACATTAATACTTTACATTAGCATTGTAAAGCCCAATTACTATGTTTTTTTGCCGTAGCGGCTAGGCGTTTTTGCATAGCTACTTCGCCATGTTTAAAATTAGTATTGTAGTTACAGTTGCAACTAATGCTGTGATTGCCATTTTATTTACCTTTTATTGTTTGTGTTATTTGTACAGCTTACACACGCTATTACTTCCAGCAAGTATTATGTAGTCCAGCACGGACAATCCTGACTCTTAATGAATCCACAACTGGAGACGCGGAAAAAGCAGGGTCAACCACGATCCCTGCTTAATCCTCGGGGTACAACCTTCAATCCAATCCGTTACTTAAACCCATCCGATAGCCAGTAGCACCATCCCATCGCTACTAGAGCTATTATTAATATTACGAACAAACTAATCACTTCAGTCATAGTAGTCTCCTTTGTGTGTTGGGGTGGCCACACGGCCACCCTCGTTATTAAATGTTTACAACCCTTACGTCGTTGTCTTTAGTAAGCTCATGCACCCTAGCCTCAGGTAAACCCTCTTGGCAGTCTTGCACATACTCTGCACACCTCATCTCCCATTGCCATGTAGTTTCGTTAAGCTCATGCCACTGGTTGTTTTTGTCACGGTAAAACAGCTGAGCGTCTTGATTGTATACGTCATTGTAAAACCTAAAAAACTGTGCAAAGACAGTAACCTCACGCATAGTTGCGTCAGTATACATTTCAGTTTTTATACCTATATGTTGGTCAGTAATTAATATCATTTTTTGTACCTTTTTGTTAATTATTTAACTACAACTACCACTTTAAAGTAAGACGTAACATGAACCATAGCTAAGAACTCGTGGCGAGTTCTTAGTTTTTAGGGGGAGTTGACTCATTCTGACTCATTTTGACTCTATGTATTTACAGGTAGATGTATATATATGAATGTACGAGAAGTATGCGTCAATCCATCCTCGTCCATCCTTGCGGCCATCCAAAAAAATAGGTGGCCAATCGGCCACCTATCCGTTTTTATTTATGCAGGTATCACATAAAGTTCAGCGTATGACTGTCCCCATGTTTTCTTGTTGCGTGACTGGCCACCATTAAGGACATCAATTAAACCCTTAACACCTTGAGCAGGAGACTTGATGCTCCTATGGTCTTGTTGGCAGTCAAACAAAGTATAATGGTCAGCACCATTACCATTTATCAAAGCCCACATAACAAGTCCTCGTCGCTGGTGGTTTGGCTCACCAGTGTCCTTATCAAACATTGTAGTTTCAAATGGAAAAGGCTTGTCAGCAGTAACACCGTTTATCATGCGGATGCCAACATTGCGAGGATTGCCGCCTGCGTGCTCCTGCATAAAAGTATACAAGTCAGTAGGCTTACAGCCTTCAGCTAGGCGGTCAGCACCTATGCTGTTGATGCCCTGAAAAGTTGCTACCTCAACGGTAGGGTTGGATTTAGATTTTTTAGCCATTGTACTTCCTTTCTACGAAGTTGTTAAAATGGGACAAAGTATAAACCTTGCCATACACTTCTTCTAGCATACCTAGCTAGTCGTGTAAAGGGCTATTTTGTCATTATGACTAATTAGTTTTCCCTGGGATGCGACTCACATTGACTCATTATGACTCTTGGCGAAGACTTACGACGGACGACCGAAGAAGAATGATGAAGCATATGCACGAGTATATCCATCCATCCGTCTCTATCCATCACCGACGGACATTCAAACTCTGCGTCCCATCCGTGGTCGTCATCAATCAATCTCTTTGCGAGGTGCTTACCATCCAAAAGATAGAGGCGGTTGGACGAAGGATGATGAACCAAGTTCCAAACGATACCACCAACCGATGAACGCTGAGTCTGCCAAGCTATTTGATGCGGACGCCACTTAGGAAACTTCTTGTCACTCTTTGTCGTAAGAACCTTGAGTTCAACCCAAAACTCCATCCCGTCACAACAGCCGTTTAAATCAGGTATTCCTGGAAGACTCCATGACTCTATCCGTGACCAATGCACATTCATATCGGTCGTGCCTTGCCTGAGCATGAGCCATAATTTGCTTTCAGTTTTCTTCATTAGCTTTTGGGTGTAGCTCAATTTTATCCATGTCTATAACAGGTTCGGTGTTGTTAACTATTTGTGGGAACTCTTCTTGTAACCTGTTTATTTCTTTCATAACTTCGTCACGGCTCATCTGATCTATCTTACCCATAAGTATTTCTTTGCGATCAATGTATAGACCTGCCGCTTGTCCCCTAGATTTTTCAGCACTCACAGCGGCCGCATAAGCTCCGTTCTGTAAAGCAGTGTCACGCAACTCTGCTAACTTCTTTACATGGCTTTCAAAAGAGACTTCAAACTTATGTTGCAGTTCAATTTTTATTTGTCGCACCCTTTCCAAAACATTGGGGTAATCTCTGCCGTTGAGCATACGGCTTGCGATAGCATGGGCATTTGATTCTGCGTAACCTGCTCGTAGGGCGGCTTCGGTTTGTGTAACCTCTTCAGTTGCATAAATCATAGCAAACTTTTCTTGCTTGGGGGACAACCCAACTTCAACTCTGGGGTTAGCTACGACCTCTAATTTGTTTTTGTGTGTGACCTTTGCTTTTGCCATACGACATACTAACTTTACTTAATAGGAACCACAATAGAAATCGGCTCATTGCAAATTCTTAACTGTTTGAACTCGCGTGGCGGGAAAAGTTTAGAGTTACAATATATGATTTTGGATATAAGTTATTGTTTTCATTGTATAGCCATATATCAGATATTGGAATATCTGTCAGAGTACAGAGACTAATATTTCGTTTTACTTACTATATAGTAAAGTGAACAATATCAGAGGTCGGTGGTTAAGAGTAAATTTTACGAGATGCCCTAACGCTGATTTAATACTTTATTAATATTTTCATAAGCACTTTCAAGCAGATTGTAATGATAGCTAGCCATTTCGCCATCGGCTTCTAACTCGTTCATTTTTGCAATCACAAGGTCAGCTAGTTCTGAGGCTAGGCGAACGTGCATGGTGACTTGCAATGGTTTTTCGTTAACATCATCGCGGTGTTGCCAAATGCCATCTCTTTTATACCAAGTGTTAGTATCAGTCATTTTTTCACCTTTCTAAAAAATCCTTTAGCTTTAACTAAAGCTGAAGAAGTTTGTGTGTATTGGATTTCACTGAGGAGTTTGCCCTTTCGGTTAGTTATGAAAACGTGCAGTTCTCCTGCGTACTCTGGGTGATTGTCACTGAACTTTCTTGCCTTGACTTTATAGCCATCTAGCCGTTCAGTTTCCCACTCATCAATAATAACATTTTCCTCAATTTCATCTAAAAAATCAAATTCACCCATAGCTGTACCACTCCAATATCGTGGGTAGCCAAATGGCCACCACAAAGATGAAGGCCACTAACACGGCCGTATCAAATATGTTACTCAACATTATTATGCTCCTTCTAAATGGTTAATGAATTCTTTAAGTTCTGCATAGGTTGTAATAATGAAGCTTTTGGTGGTGGCCACTTCACCACTATTAATGTCGTTCCAATTACTAAAGTAGACATCTACTTGGTATGGAAAAGTGACTATTGCAACTTGGCTAACATCATCAGGATAAATTACGCACGAACTGTTTTGGACTAAGCTGTTTGAACAGTTGCGGATGTGCGGAATTGTTTTTTCAAAGTGTTTTATCACCGCCCTTTGTACGGTGATATAAGTTTGGGCGATGCTAATAGGTGCGTCTTTTAATTTTGCCATTGATGTTTCCTTTCTACGAAACAGTTGTTAATTAATATATATATAATACCACAGGATAAAAAAAAGTGGGGTCTTTTTACTCAAGACCCCATAGTTTTTTGTCACCTTAATACAGAGAGAAGTAGTATTACTATCAAGGTGGCAAACAGAGCGTACACAATCATGACATGCCTCTTTTTTCTAATCGTATACTTGCTTGTGCCTCTGCGTGTAAGCATTCCAACAAAAACTTTTTAAACTCAGCATCTGTTTTGCAATCTGCATTAGTGTCAAGTCCAATAAACTTCTTTATAACCTCAAGGTTTATTAAAGAATTAAAGTTAACATCTCTGGCAATAAGACTGTTACTTGCTAATTCGTAAAGCCGTATCCTTTCATAGAACTTTTCATGGTTATCCTGAGTAATGCCATTTATTCCAATAGTCATTGTGGAAAAATAAACTTTTTCATAAATTGGATCATACGTTAGTCCATCACTGGATATGCAGACTTTTTGCCAATTTTGTATTTTGCCATATCTGTGTTTAAGTGACATTACGTCACCACCGTTTTCTGTGGCTCTAGTTCTACAGCAAAATCTTCACTCAGGTTGTATATAGCTTCACACGCTCTATGATAAGTTCTGTTGCTGGACACATAATAAGTTTTAGTGTGAAAGTTCATGTTTTTATCCACGTAGGTATCAAACATCACTAATTGGTCAGTATTGTATGGCATTTCATTAATAACCAAAAAGCGGTCATCTGCTAACTCTAAGTGCAGAGTTTTGCGAACCATAATAATGTCAGCTTGCCATTTCCAACGGCAAACCTCGTTTACAAGTCTACTAAAATATTTGTTCATAGCCTTCCTTTCTACGTTGGCTGTTTAAATATAATATATAATAAAACGGGACTTAACTAAAGAAAACCTAAAACTGCTCAGGTGATAAAAAAAGCGGTCTGTTGCCAGACCGCAAGTTATTCCAGGGAGACATAAAATATGAAATATTCTATGTGTCATTAGTCTACGTCATTAGCAATATTTTTGCTAGACTTATCTAATTTATCAGCAACTTTTCTGGCCATTCCTTCCCACATTTTTCTTGAGATCGTTTTTATGTGTTCCGCTGTGTTATCGTCGATAATCTTTTCAATCTCACCAACGCTCACACCAGCTAGATTCAGCTGGCTAGCGGCTTTCAATGAATCAATCCTACCACTCCTGAACTCATCTTCAATAACACTTATTAAATCTAATTGATGGTCACTCATCCTTCCCATCCTTTACTCCTTTCATTTGTTTGATTACTTGATTTAGAACGTGGCTTCTACCTCTAAAATAAGGTTCTTTTTCTATTTTTTCCCCTAATGGGTAGGCATCAGTCTTCACTGCTTCTTCATGCACTTCTATACATTTAAGATATTCGGCTTCAAGTTGAGCAATGGCCATGCTCAACTTTTCTTTTAATTTAAAATAGTCCGCTTTCATTTCAACTATTTCTTTATCTGGAGGACCAAACTGTAAGTGAAACATATTATTGTTTTCCCTCACAAGGTCATCAAGTTTCCTAACTTCGGTGCGAAGTTTACTCACCTCTTTGGTAAGGTCATAAAACTCAAATACAGGAATACTCATTATACATATTCCACTTTTTCTTGTGTCATTGTACATTTATCCATATCTATAACAAAGTTACCATTGTCAGAGTTGTCACCGTCATACTCATCCTTGCCCAAGTAGATACTAGGTTCAGGTGCTGTAGATTTTTTATAAGAATACTTATAAGTGTTACCAACTTCACACGCACAAGCAAGAGCAATGTTGTGAGGAGTCCACCTTTCGTGGTGTTTCTCAATAATTGCCATTTTCATGAAACCTTTAAACCAGTCAAAAACAAAATTAGCAAACTGCTCTCCTGCATTGTGGTGAAAAATAGCTACACTCCTAACGTATTTCATCTTACGTTGAGTAGGACCACTCCACTCTTCCATTTGTTGTTCAAATTGAACGCTTATTCTGTTACCCATAATAACTCCTTTCTACGAGTTGTATATTTATACTACCATTTTAAAGCAAGAGCCTACATATGCAAACTCTTTTGTGTCTTGGGTGTTCTGTGAATTTTCAACTAACACTATTTTACGGACAAGGAAGTTGATTACCAAAATATAGAACCCATGAATAACGAATTGTAAATGGGAGGAGGTACTATATTTCACATCCACAGCATTTAAAGAACGACAAACCCAATGCTCGCACTTTTGAAAGGAACCTTGTCTCCCTCCTACTCTTTAACAAACCATTCTGGTCTGCTTGTTCCATTGTTGTATCTGGCAAACTTATTTTTATCGGCGATGTAAAATTTGCGATAAGAAGTAATTGGCCAATACATATCTGTTTTAAACTCTTCATACTTACCAAAGCATTCTGGATGTTTTGTCAGAGGTCCTTGCGGTATGTACCGAGTACCATCATACAAAGCGTCCCATAGTTTTGATGCTCCGTGTTGTTTTTTATACCTGAAAGTATACTCGTCAAGCATTTCTTTGTACATCTTAAAAGCGAACGCATAGTTTTGTCTGGTTTTCATTGCCCACAACGTACAAGGATGTTTTTGATGCACAGGACGGTATAACTTTTTTTCCTCTGCATACTTTGGTGCGTGATGCCAAAGCGAGGTGCATAACATCTGTGCTTCCTCCAACGGCATTTTTACAATGTGCTGATCGCACAGCGAACGTGCGATCAGCCTTGGATTATCTTCTATTAAAAACCTATTCAATTATGTACTCCTTTGGTCTTGGTGGTGGCATATCATGTACGAATGTAGGAACATGATGTGTGATAGGTACACAGTTGCCGTTGTTTCCATTAACTGCTTGATGATATAATTCACACTGCTCTTGTGTGGGAAACTGCATAAGTATAATAGTTGTCCACACAACTACCTCGTTTACTACCATTAACCTACGTCCTGTTGGAGTAAATCGGAGATAGGGTTGTGGTCAACAAACAAATTTTCCTGAGCATACGTTGAAGCTTCTGTGTAAAGTTCTGGATACTTTTCTTTTACATAAGTCGTCATAAGGTAATAGTAGCTGTATCCTTCACAAAGCACAGACATTGTACTGGCAACCTCTGCAAATTTTTCTATATTAGTGTCTTGCATAACCTTCCTTTCTGCGAAGTTATTGTTTATATATTAATATTAAACTTAAAAAATAAATAAGAATACTATTAAATAGTCTTTTTAATCAGGTGTATCCCATGTAGACTTGGTGAGCGTATTGACGTGAAAAACCATAAATGTCGCCTATTTCTTGATAAGTCATATTAGCTTGTTCTCGTAGAGCTATTATTTCTTTTCTAACGGCATATCTTTTTATACCTCTTCCATCCGTCCACTTTAATCCAAACATATTAGAGTATTTAGATAAATCAGCACCAGTCGCTCCCAACATTTTCGCATACTGTTTCATTTGCAATCGTTTTTCTTGAGGAGTATTCATTGAAGCCTTGTACAAATCTAATAAGGCTTTACTCGGTTCGGTAGTCCAGACGAGGTCACCCTCGTCTGTTCTTATTTTATATTTAGTACAGAGTTTAAAATGAGTTGTCTTAAGTATTTCCATTTAAATCACCTTTTCTAAGAGTTCTGTATTGAACAGGTTTACCCTCTACTTTCCAACAACGTATCTTAGTAGGGTCCTTTTTGTCTTTTGCAGACACCATTTGGAAACCAGACCTTTGTATTGCACTTCTAAGGGACTGCGTAGACCCTATTGGAAATTTAGGTAATGCAACTGATTGTCCCACTTTCAGGCGGTGTGCGAGTTCAGCCCATTTTCCTTTAGCAACAGGAACTGGAATGTTATCATCAATTTTGATGTGGTTTATTTGATCATTATCCATATTAACTCTTTCCAAAACCAAACAGCCATTTAACGTCACGTTTTAGCCTTCCGTAGATGCTTAAAGGTTGAGGGTTGTACCTTTCAGTAACTGACATTTTCTTTACTTCTTTTTCAGGCGGTAATACTTCAACTTTAGCTACTTCAGGTATTATAACTTCATAATTATAAAGAGTGTAATCTAACTGACCCTTAGACAATTTAAACTTTTTCATCATCTGTTTAGAGGTCATTGTTTTATTGGCGGCTCTTACTTTGAGTACAAACTCATCAGTATAATTTATTTTAGCCATATCTATCTCCTATATAGATGTTTACTGTTAATGCTCTGCAAGGTGGCTGACAAATAGCATACCTTAACAGACGTTGATTAGGGTTTTTGCTAAGTAAATCCATATACTTCTTATAACTTTTAGCACAGTTCTTACTTTTGTGTAGACGTTTATACTTACCTCTACCTAAAAACTCACTTATAGTATAATACAGAACATATTTTAAACAATCTTCTTCGTATTCTTCAAAAGTTTGTGGAAACAATACACTTGTATTCATGATTTACCTTTCTATAAAAACCATAATATACTTATATACTATACTTATACTCTTTTATATAGCAAAAGTATCTTTTTAATCTAAAGTTTGTATTATAGTTTTGACAGGTGGGAAATGTGGGTTGTCTTTAAACCTGTCGTTAAGGTAATGAACTCCCGTCTTTTTAATTTCAGCCATAAGTCTACCAAGATACAAATGTCGGTGGGCATACATGACAAGCTCAAGCATATCTGCCATCTTAAGTTTGTCTTTTTCCTCTTTACTCAGATAAAACTGCAATTCTAAGTCGTTAAACACTTTTTCTTCAGCTTTGGTAAATGCTCTTGTTAAGTCTGCATTATCCCACTTTGCTGTCGCAGGTATGTCCCCCAATATAATTTCAGGTACATCGTGGTAAAGAGCGGCTTGCAGAAGTTGTTTACTACTGTCTGGCCACAGTTGGTCAATTAAAACTGTTACTGCGTATGAATGAGCTCCCACTGTTTGCCTCTCAAAGTTTAATGGTACTGTATGATAACGAACAAGAAACTGTGCGTCCCATGCGGTTTCTATTGTTTTATAATTTGGTATTGTCTTGCATTCGTGTTGATCCATCTTTTATTCCCCTACTCCATGGTTTATCTGAAAACGTCTTTTTAGCATCCCCCCAACTCGGACCGAACTCAGCATCTACAACAGAAGGTATTTGCATGGTCACACACGTTTCCATCACTTCCTTTATTCTTTGTGCAGTTTGCTCATCTGTTACTGAAATGTCAAGTTCGTCGTGTACTTGTATCAATGGTGTTATACCCTCCTTATGTAGTTCTACCATTGCTGACTTTGTTTGGTCAGCGGCACTTCCTTGAATAAGTCTGTTTAGTGCTTTATATGTAAATGACCTTTTAATCGCAGGACCATGTTCAGCATACGCATCTTTGTAGGTCATTGGCTTATGAGTTCCATATGCGTTTGGCTCCCATTTGTCAAAACGACACTTACGTCCAAGCAATGTTCTTATCACACCTTTAGTGCTTGCTCGTTGAATGGCATAATCCGCTAATTGCTGAACAAATGGAACTTTGCCATGATACTCTGAGAATAAATCCCTAGCTGAGTCTAGATCTAACCCTAGTTGTTCAGCAAGTTTGTTCTTACCCATGCCATAAAACAATCCTAAGTTAATGTCTTTGGCTTGTTTGCGAGGCACACCCACAATATCAGCCGCCATCTGGTGAAAATCTGTTAGAGGATCTTTGTTATACTCATCAGCAAAGTCTTGAGCTCCACTAAATTTCAATAAGCTCGCATAATGTACGACTAAACGTGGCTCTTGGCTACTGTAGTCAAACGCACCCCACATATCACCTTCCTCTGGTAGAAATAATCCTCGTATCATCGGACCAATCTCAGCGTTTCGTGCAGGAACTTGTTGGAGGTTAGGATTACTATAACTAAATCTCCCTGTAACTGTGCCTCCAACGTCGCTCCGTAAGCTGTGTGCCTCTGCATGAATACGGCCGTTGTGCTGATGTTTGAGTATAGTGTCTATAAATGTAGTGCGAGCCTTGTTAAGTTCCCTTGCCCTAACTACCGCCTGAGCCAATGGATCAGCATGGTTAGCAAGAAAGTTTTTGGTAAAGCTAGGAGCATCACTCTTAGGTGTTCTTGGGTAACGTAGTCCTTTAGCATCAAACGCTTTCGCGATACTTGCGGCCGCCCAGATATCAATATCGCCTCCTTTAACTGATTCTAATGCTTCACGTTCTTGTTCCTCAAGTTTTAGTTTTAATATTTCAGCTTTTTCAAGGTCGACACGCACCCCTCTCTTACGCATTTCAAACACCACCTTAAGAACATTTGTTTCAAGGTTAAATATATCGTTGATGTCTTCCTTTATAAGTAGAGATTTAAAATGGTTCCAGAGTTTAAGGGTTAATGCGGCATCCTGTTCTGCGTAAGCACCTACAAAATGAGCAGGGAGTTTGTACATTTCACTCTTAGCATTGATACCGAAAGCACTTGCGGCCTCTTGTAAGTCACGTTCGTTTTTGCGTTCGCTTAAATAGTCTCTGCCCAGAGCATTGAGGGCATAGCTAAACCTATTTTCGTCTAAGCAAGCCGCAACAATCATCGTATCGATAATTCTACCACTAACCTCAATCCCTTCAGCGTGTAACCACCCTAAGTCGTAAAGAGCATTGTGCATTACATAATCCCTGTCTACTGAGCAAAGGTCTTTAATCCAGCGAGAGGTCTGGTCGTGATCTAAATTACTGCCGTTTTCATGTCGTGTTGGGAAGTACCAACTCTCACCTTCTACAGCTACGGCATAACCTATGATGTGGCCATCTTTACGAGGCCAACCACTACCATGAGTTGTGAGGTGTGGGTCACAAGTTTCTAAATCTATTGATACTTCTTTAGCTTCTTTTAAATTTGGATAGCCATCAGGCATTATCCATTCAGTTTGTGGGGTGAATAACGGGAACTGCATTTGGTACTGTCACTTTCATTGGTTGATTACAGACGTTGCAATGAGGCCATTTGTTTTTTAGTTTGCGAAACGATAATACTTTTTGTGTTCCACAAGATTTACAAACAGCCTCTATTGGTTCATCCATATTACTTTGGTTTTTGTTTGTCACCTTTCAACCTCATACGCATTTCAGCTTCCACAAGGAATAAGTATCTGCGAAGGTCGCCTATGTCGTCAAGCACACCTTCCTCTCTTGTGTCGGTGGCAATAGCCTTGAAAACATCCCAATGGAATCCCTGGACTTGCTGTTCTAGCCTATCCCATTTTCTGGCAAGCATCATGTAAGCACCGACACCTCCACGTTTTTTCCAGCTATTGCCGTAAGATTGCTCGGCCTCGTGTAGAGCAGAAGTGTCGGACTTAGCCAAACCTTCTACTTCTTTTATTATGTCACTCTTTTCTTTCACATCATTCTCCTTTGGATAATATACTTCTACATGACAACCGCACTTTAAACATGAAAGATTAGTTACCATGCTGAACACTTCATCGTCCTCTATGTCATGGTCGCCACCCCATAGTATCTCTGTGTTACAGTGCCAACAGTTCATTGTCTTCTTTCTAACCATTCCCAACAAGCTATATGCCAATCATCAGGTTTTATTTGTGAACAATACTCAAACGCTTTTTTCATATCTTTACGTTTCCACTCCATCCACATTCTAAACATGGGTATAGCCAGAGTTTCAAACATCTGCATTTTGTAGCTAGCAAACTCATGAAACCTTAAATCAAGTTGACCAAATAAAGGGATTCCCATACCATAAGCGAGTGTTGTGTCAATAAATGCCGTAAGCTCATTTTGGAACTGCACATCGTCAAAGGTCTGCGGAAACAATGGAGTAGGTTTGATTATGCGTGAAGCATACGAATCATAGTCAGGTTTCATACCGTCAAGTGTTTTTAAGGTATCTAAATATGCGTGCATATTATTTGTAATCTGCGTATATATCCCCACCTCTAACTTACATCGTGCGGCAATGTATTCTTGCAATATAGACATATGCACAACATTTGCTCCAAACGCACCCCATATCATGTCGTTACTGCGGTTACACACTGTCATGTCTAGCTTACCATTTTGGCTTCTAAAATAAATATGTGTGTTGCAGGGATAGTCTTTAGCTTCGTTACTTAATGAACAATCTTTATCTGGATCCCACATTGTAAGCACCGCCCTTCTGTCATTTGGGTAAGTGCATAACCTATGAACAACCATTGGTATTTGGTCGTAGCCAAATGACTCTCGCCACCTGTGACCATAAGCGGCATGAAACAACACACCATCATCGCTGTACTGACTTATGCCATTGTTGAACATACTGATCCATTCTACGTCCCTTCTTCCAGCTAACATCCACAAACTCTCCATGAAATGGAAGACAGGGTTAGCATCACGTTCGGGATAAAATAAAACTCTTTCGCAAGGGTTATTGTAAACTATACAACAAGGCTCAAGTAATTCTTTTGCCTTACCATTCCTTGTTTCAACAAGTACACCGTCTACTTCTATTTTTTGCTTGACAAGCCACAACGCTTCACTAACATTACCAGTGACAAAGCTGTGGACACCACGCATATTATTATAATTATTTACTACCATTTAACCACCTTTCTATGTGCCATTTTTTAGCCGTATACGGCTCTTTTTTATTATGCTTATAGCTACACTATATGCAACACAAAAGCCTTCTCTGAGGCCTTAATTAAAGTCATAATGCTTCTTTACCAACGGAGTATAGGATTGGCCAGACATAGCTTTATTTATTATCTGGTTAACTTGCATCGTCGGCTCAGGTAAAGAATTATGACCCATGCGGTCAGGCAATAAACCATTCCGCAAAGTTACGTTATCACAACCATTGCACGGACCAAAATCTCGTTGTCCATGGTACAGTTTTACTCTTGCGGCTTGAAAAGGTTTTTCGTGCCACACTTCTTCCATACTTGTATCATTTATATTTCCACACTTATATATTCCCGCCCAGTCATTACAACAAACTGCTACGTTACCGTCCCACCTTATACTCATTTCTCTAAATGGCTTCGCACACCTTTTGCCTCTCTGTTTATAGTTTAAAGGGAAAGCTGAACCTGCATGATTACTGACTTGTGCATGAGTACCGTTTGTAGCTAACGTCAAATCCATTCCTACAACAATATGGTGTTCGCTTGGTTTACGTCTTTTATGAGGGTTTGCATTTTTATTTTGGGGATACGGAAAAACTGGATATGGTCCTCTGTACTTTTCTTGTATTTTATCAACAATTTTAATTCTGTCGTAGTTATCTAAAAATAATACATTTAGTCCTGCTTCCATCAAACCGTTGACTGTACCGTTTACGTCACGCAACAAACCACCACCATTACTTGTCATCATTAAATGTGCTTTAGGTAGTTTTTGTCTGAATAGTTTAATCATAGTTATGTAATCAGGGTGCATAGTTGGTTCACCGTGCATGGCAAATTCAATGCGTGGATTCCACTTTGCATTCTTTATTCCATTAGCAATTTTTGTAGCGGTTTCCATAGTAAGAATTTTGTATGGTCCAGAGGATTTGCCATGTATGTTTTTTGGTCCGTCTGCACCATTGTCCCTAATAGCTTGTATGCCGCAAAAAGAACAACCTAAATTGCAACCTTCAACTAACTCTACTTGTACAGCATTAGGAGGGTCTTGCTTGTCCATCTTTAAATGCCTTTCTCCATGAAACCTTTACGTCCCATCTTGTTTTCATTCCTTCCCAACCTGTTTTAGTCGTTTTTTCAACTAACTTAACATGGTCGGGAAACTCTTCGCTAAGTTTGCGTGCTTGCTGTTCTTGTAACTCAGCATTGCGGTATGTACTACAGCCTCCCTTTGCACCACTAGCACCTCGTTGATCCCAAGTCCAGTCTACAATAACTGCGTTACCTATTCCTTTTAAAAACAATTTGAGTGTAACATAATAGTCTTCCATTAACTGCATACTATCGTAACGAATGTTATGTTTATGTAGTATTCGTGGTGTAATACCATGAACAGCATTTTGCCTCATTCCGTATTGAACTGTGTGTGGCCAATGTTTGTCGTTCATTTGGCGAGGACTTAAACCTACATGGTGGTATCCATCAAGCAACCCCTCCATTTTTTCCCATAACTCCACCATTTCAGGTTGCCGAGTTTTTCTTAACCTAGAATGTTCGGCAGATTCACGACGATTAAACTTAAGATCGTCATCCAGAATAATAATCTTATCATGACCTTCCTCCACTGCATGGTCTATTATAAATTGTCTAGCATTATTAATGCCTTTAACATCACCCCTGTCTAACACCCTTCTGTCTAGCCACTCGTGGTGCTTTACTTCTTCCGTAGGACACACAAGCCGTGCGACTTCTCTAGCTTCTGGACCAATAGCGTCCCAAGTATTTTGTGTGTTTATTCTTCCTCTAGTTGGAATAAATATAGGTATCATGAGTTGCTCCATGTCTTTAACTTAGGATTATAATGTAATCCTTTATATAGTTTTGTCCTTGTTTCATCATTAAGATTTTTAATTCTATTAGAAATAACATAACTGTTTCTTTTGTCACGTTCAATAGGTTTTAATGCAAACTCTTCGCTAATTGGTCTTTTAGGACTATGCCTTTGGCAATAGTAAAGGTTTCGTTTTTCGTTGTAATAAATACCAAAACAATCACACTCCGCACATTTATTCTTTTCTCTCCGTGCATCTTTTTCTCGTTGCGTCATTATTCTTGGTGGTTTTTCGTGGTCTCTGTAATCTCCTGCTCTCATTTGTCCTCCCATGGAATGTTTGCGTCTGCTAACCTATCTATATGTAGCACACGTTCGTTAGATATTGTCGGTGTCCACCTCTTCACTACTTCTTCTTTTTGCAAGGAGGTCTCGGATTGTCCCGATGTCAAAGTTATCGATAGACATTTGCACTTCATCGTTATCGGAAACTTGTATGGTTCTGTCCCCATGTCCCTCGCTAGATGATGTACTAAATGGTACTTTAGGCAATCGTCTGAGCATCTGTTTCCCAATCCTGAATAAGGTTGTTTCATTTTTTAATTCCTCCAACTTACTTCCTCATGTTTTAATATTTTCAATTTTGGTTTATGCTTGTACTTACTGCGAGGAGTACCTTGTCCCAACCGCACACGCTCATACTTATCCCACTCACACAAACTATGCTCTATGGTACGCATATCAACTGTTTCTTTTTTAATATCAGATGTGATGCACGGAACTGCGAGTTGTAGCAAGTCAAACATTTCCTCATTAGCTTGTTTCTGGTTTAAACTCTTATTTAATTCTCTACCATGTATTCGGTTAAGACCTCTCACCGCTCCTGGTCCTGCGTTTGCCCAAGTAAAACGGTCTTCTGCTTTATCCAATACAGTTGTGTGGTTGAGGTCCGTAACCACCTCATATGACATAAAGCCTCCCCCTCCCCACCCTCGATAGGTAGCCATCGCTTGGTGTACTTTTTGGAGCGAGTTTGTCTGGGAAGCGGTTTCTGCCAACGCTTCTTTATTTTGCCAGATAGGGTTAAGAAAATGGTCAACAACGACCTCCGACTTTTTAGCTTTTAGACCTTGATTAGTAATTATATACGCTCCTGTAAAAGTTCGTAAACCTTTAGCAAGTCTTCCATCAATAATTTCTTTTGTTCTAGTGGGATCCCACTCAGTTACCCAACCATGATCATGGGCAAACTCACTTGTACCTATCATTCTAAACAAGCAACAATTAAAAATAATTTCACCATGAGGGCGGTTATCATTTGGCCTAGTCCAGTACTTCCTCATCCATACTGTAACTTTATCATTCTCACGAAAAGGGTTTGTGAACTTGTAGGTTTGTAAAATACTGTCTTCAGTCCAAGGTGGATCTCGAAAAGTTTTCTTTTTTACAAAAATGTTGTGCCGCTCTGTTATCCAACGGAAAAAATTCCTTGTTGGGTTTCCTGAGTCATATGTACTTTTCATTGTTTTCCTTTCTATAAAACAATACTTGCCTAGTCTACTACATATAGCAGTCTAGGCAAGTAAAAGTTGCTCTAGTGTTATGCTACTTTAGCATACTCAAGTGCTTTGTGGAGTGCTTTGTTTTTGTTCTTGGCCGCACTACCAAACCACGCAGAGTGTAAAGCATTGTCACGGGACTTTGCTTTTGACTGGTGATCCATAACATAGGTCACACCGTTAAGTGCTCCCCACCAAGTACCTTTAGCAGAAGCTAGATCCGCTCCAGGAGACTTAACAATAGCATCGAGTATAGCTTTAGATGTTTTGTTAAGTTCATCCTCTAGTGGAGGCAAGTCCTTTTCCTTGCTTTTGCCACGCTCTATAAGAGTTTGCGGCTGTATTAGCTCTGCAACAAAGTTGTCCACCTGCAAGGTTTCCGCTTTTTTACTAGCAAGGAACTGTGCTTTTTCCTTGAAGTCTTGCATATTAGCATCACTAAGGCCAATAGCTTCCTCTGCGGCTTTTACAATATCCGCATCGACATACTCCTGTAAGTGCAATGCACGGAACTTACCAGTCGTACCTTCAGAGTTTAAGGCCATCGTTATAGTGTTATTACACACCACACGAATTGGAGTAAACATAACCGTCATGGCTTTGCCTACTTCATGGCTATTGGACATAAGCAAATAACCTTCGATCTCGTCATTACCTAATAACTTGAAGCCTTTCTTAATTTTAGCAAGACCCCAAATAAGTTTACCATCGCGTAGAGACCCTGCGGTATCCATAGTCATGTGACCTGCCTTAGTAAACTTATCAAAGAACGACATAGTGTCCTTGTTCTGAAAAGGTACAAAAGCCTCACCGCAACTAGAAAGCACTTTGTTGTCTGTGTCGCGAGTAATAAGGTAATGCCCTTCTGCGGAAAGCATTTTTGCTTCACCACGAGGGTCGTTTAAGTTCCAAACATCTGGTTTGTCTGCAAAATAAACAGGACGCTTAGAAACAGTCCAGTCTAGTTTTGCGGCCTTTAACATTTGTTCGGGTGTAAGGTCGCCCTCAACCTTTTCGCCTAACCCATGCCAAGGGACTTCCCCTGCATAAGCCATTGTTTCTACCATATGTGCCATGTTATATCCTTTCTATGAAAAATTAGCAAATTTGGGTAGTGAGTGGTATTCCTTTAATGGAATATCAAGCCAACCAGTAACCGCATCCTTACCAACAACATTGAACACAATGTTACAACGCATTTCTACGTCGTTGTGTAATAGTGTTTGTATAATGGGAAACTTATTGGTTTCGGAAAGGTTCTCTACAAAATTATCCTGTAAAGACCTGTTGGCTTTCCGCTTTACTGCTTTATTATTTAAAGTTGTTACCAACTCTTTTGTTAAGTAGGAAACCATTTCAGCTTTTGGCTCTTGAGGCTCCTTACCTAATATTTTATTTAGTATTTTCATGTAATGCCCTTTCTTATGGCAATTTGTGTTAGTAAATATATAATATATTAAGCCTTATATCTGTACACCAAATTGTGTTCATAATGATATCTTTTACATCAGGCAGGTATTTGATAGCCTCTACTAAACATGGGGTGAATCAAATGTATGTTTTCCATTGCCCTTGTCAAGCCAACGTAGAACACCCTAGCTTCATCGTAATGCTCATTCTCAAACTTTCTCCACATAGAATATGACCTCCGCATAGTATCTGTCAACATCATAACATTTGTCGCCTGAGCTCCTTTTGCTGAATGAATTGTAGATATCCGTATTCGTGGCTCTTGTGTTAATGACTCACCTTTTTTAAGACACGCTTTAATGTATCGCTTATCAAAGTCAGATATCCTACCCAACCCTTCATCCCAAGGGAGACTATGCAACAATCCGTGGAAATCCTGTAAGTCCTGTAGGGAGTATAGCTGATCTGATTGTCCTTTAGAAAATGTTTTATGTCCGTACTCAACTTGTGTGCCAAGTAACATTTGAGAATATACAACCTTAACTTGCTCACACCCTATTTTAACCCCTTCCCTTAAACTCTCCCAAAGACGCACAGCTTCTAATACTTTAGCATCAATAGACTTGCTTCCATTGTATATATACAAATGGCCTCTACGTCGCACTTCTTCCTCTATTTGTTTAGCTCCTCTTGTAGTTCTGCTTAACAGCAACCAGTCGCCCTCTGACATATTAACTTCTTCTGAGTGTCTATGCCAAAATACTGAACCTCTATCTTTGCGAGGTTTAAAATGTTTTTCCCTTCGGCCAACCACTCTTTGTATTACATTTTGACTCATGTGGTGGTGTGAGAATGGTATTCTATAACTTTGGTTTAACACAGTGACATCGCCTTGTAGATTTATAAAGTAATCCACATCTGCTCCTGCGTACCTAAATATGGCTTGGTCATCGTCTCCTGCTATATATATTTGTTTGCAGTTTTCTTTGATTTGGTTAACCATCTCCCATTGCAAAGGTGACAAGTCTTGTGCCTCGTCTATAAACACAACTTCAAGTTTTGGTGATAACTTTCGTAGACAAAACTGCTCAAGCATATCGGTGTAGTCAAATAACTGGAAACGATCCTTCCATGCCTTTAAACCTCTGTCAACATATTCAACTCTAGACCAATCAGTTTTCAATGGAACAGTGGAAGAATTGTAAACTGTCCTCAGGTCTTGACGCTGTATCCGTGCGATATTAATAATTTCTAAAAACTTATCGCCATAACCAAAGTCTTTAAATGGTCCTTGATCAACATTAGAAGGAGCACCAAAAAACTTGCCTATCTTTAGCCAATCTCCTATCTCCGAATATCTGTCTGCAGACATAATTTGCGAAGTAGCTATACCTATCTGTGTAAAAGCCAAGCTATGAAGCGTGCGGAAATAAGGCAGGTCACGTTTTTGTAACTTAAAGTTCTTACACGCTCTATCAATAGCTTCGTGGGCGGCTCTTCTTGTAAAAGCAAAGTAACCGATTTTATCAGGAGGGACACCATTCTCAAGGTATTTTTCAACAAGGTTTAAAAGAGTTGTTGTTTTTCCTGTTCCTGGAGGTCCGAGTATAATTTTCATTAGATTATGTCTTCTTGAGTAGGTAACTCAGGTAAATCTAATGGATCGTCGTCACTGCTAAAATAGTCCTGAGGTAGCGACCAAACGTGTATTCCTTTACCCTTTACTCGCCAAAACATTTTCTCAGCTTCTATCCCCTGTAATCTCAAAGTAATCTTGTTTGAAGTGTAATGATTGAAGTCGTTGACGGACAGGTGCTTCTTTATATCCTTTACCTGAAAATACACCCTTCCATCCATCCATACGGCTACTCCCTGCAATACATCTTCACGGTCTTGACCTTTTGCTCTTTCACTACAAAAAGAATGTAGTAGTTCTTCAAACTCACCTTTTATAGTAGCGTCAGGTGGTACTTCCACAATAGTTAAGTTATCTAAAAGTAATTGTATTCTTGTTTGCCATGCTCTTTGTGCAACAGCGATAGGTAGTTTATTTATCTGTGCTACACAATCCTTTTGGAATCGTGTCTGGCTTATTAAACCATCTGTGCTTAACTCCACACGTTTACCATCTACATCGAGTAACCAAATTGGTGGATCGCCATCTATTTTTGTAAGACTCGCCATCTGGTTTTGCACTCCTGCAGGACCAACACCAAACTTCCGTGTTACACACACTTCTTTGTTACAAAAAGGTTTGATAGGTTGGTCATCGCATTTGTAATAGTAATCTTTTCGCTGTAGCTGTTTTATAACAGTGCCTACTTCTGTGTGACTCAGCGGTGGCTGTAAATAATCTACGTTATACCTTTGCACTAGACTTTCCCAGTTGTCCTCGTCAAACATTCGAGCGTATACACCTAGATTAAACAGAGCATTATTGCGTGAGCCTTCACCAAACCCTTGTTGGCAGAGTTCGTTTAAACATGGAGGACCATCTTTTAACTTTAACTCTGGCTCGGATATACGATAGCTTTTAAAGTCTTCAAACTTTATACGATATTTTGTTGCGTTACTGACAAACTCTTCAGGGTTCATTAAATCGCCCTTAAAGTTATACACAGACCGTGTGCTTAAATCGCCCTTGAAGTAAGGCATATTCAATCCGTTACCAGTATCGCCTCTATCCACTAAGATTGTAGACTGCTTGGGGAATATTTCCCCTTCAGCATGGCCAAGCGAAGCCGCTAACTCAGTAAGTTTTGATTGTACGAATCCTGCTTTTATAGGTTCTGTAAAAAAGAAATATATGTGAGCTCCACCAGACTTACTGCGGCCGACCCACCCCACTACTTTTGCTTCCTTTAACTTTTTAACTAAAGACTTATGATCAACATCATAGTTGTCAATGTCTATCGCTCCCCACTTACAATTATTATCATCGGTTATAGGTATAATACCTAAACCTTGTTCACCATCTAAATGTTTTTGCCACAACTCTTCGGTTGGCGGCTCTTTTATAATTCTATATGTACCTAATCGTTTTCCGTTGGTTTGTTGTTCATCTAAACTAAATACACCGTGAGCTCTGTTGTTGCCTTCGAACAACTTCAATAACTTTTGTGATACAGACATATTCCCTCCTTTCTATAAGGTAGGAGAGCAAGCCTAGAAACTTGGTAGAAAATAGACCTGCTCTCCCGAGCAACACTAGGGCGATCAACCCCTACTGTTGAACTAAAACGGAATGTCGTCGTCTTCGACTTTTTCCGCATTATCCGATTCCTTTACTTTAACATCGCCAGAGGCAACAGAAGTATGGAAGGAAACTGCATCGTCAAACAATATTTTGTCCTCTGGTTTTTCCAAATCGAGTTTGTTTACCTTAACAATATCCCAACCAGACCAAGAACCTTTGTCGTTGCGTTCAGGAACAGTTGTTAACTGATACCTATGCAACATCATTGGTAAAGTGTAAGGCTTTCCAGTTTTAGAGTGTATACCAGTTAGACTTTGCATCTGTGTTACCCACTTCTTAGCCTTTTTAAGTTGAGTACTAGACATTGTGATTAAACACTTCTGCATACCTTCCTCAGTTATAAGAATCACAAAAAATTGTGCAGTGTTCACCAAAGTATTACCATTAGGTAACATATCTTGCCCGAGGTCATTTTTTGTAGTTGTACCCACAATTTTATTGTCAGGGCTGTAAGCATCTACATAGCCACCACCCTCAGTTCTTGGCTTCCACTCAACAAACCTTCTATTGTAGTAACAAGGCACGACAGTAATACCTTGTATGCCATCATAAGCCTGATCAGCAACAGTATTATATATCATTCCTGCTTTAGCACCCTTCACATATTCTCCTGCACGTTCATCCACTTGTGGACTGCTTGTATCAAGTATACGCAAAAAAGGTATAGACATATCTTCAGAAGTAGTTTCCTCAAACCCCATACCTCCGAATGCTTCAATGTCCGCAATCGCTACGGCCGTATTTTGTGCTTTAGTAACATTCCCCATAATTAGCTCCTTTTTATGTTAGCACGTTGTCCCACGAATATACCAAGTAGATCATATGGTAAGTTCTCACCTTTTTCTACTTGCTCCTTTACAAAAGCCTTGAGTGTCATGGGTTCAACCCAAGTTTTTGATTTTGTTTCTAAGCCACGATCGTGTAGCTCAGCTAACAAACTTTTTGCTTCGTTATCTTTTCCCCTACCAAAAGAAGCTGAAACATTATTTTTTATAAGTGAAGCATGGCCGTTACTTGTTAACCACTCAAACGCTTCGTCAGAGTTATCTTTAGATATACTAGCACTATAAAACGGCTTAACGCTTATTTCACTTCCGTCATCCATTGTGTAGCCTGTCATATTGTATTCTTGTAGTGCCGCAGGAAGTAAATCCTCTTGTACTTCCCTTAACTCACGTTTTTTAGCTTTTAACTCTTGCTCAATATCCTCTATACGTTTTTCCAGGTTAATCTGTTGTTGTGCTAATGAGCTCACCATACTTAACCCTTTTTCAGAAACTTGAGAGAGTTTATCTGCAATATCTTCTAGATCTACCATACTATTCTCCTGACCTTTGGTAAAAATTAACTTGCAACGGAAAGTATTTTTGGTCTAGCCTATCCCACTTCAACGCTTTAAACCTACCATTATTTACAAGTGATGCCTGAGAACAAGCTATGCCTATAATCATAGGGTCACCTGATAAAAGTAAAAAATCTTCATCATTGAAATCTTTAAGTCCTCTAGATATTTTTCGCACTGTAGGTTGAGTACTATACGCAACTTGTTCCTTTGCAGGAATAAGTATTTGTAAGTCCCCAAATGAAGCGGCATCTGATATGTTACGGCCACGCACTTCTTGTGTTATGTATACTGTCACGGCTTTCTACTCCGTTGGCTTTCTATACAGGAACTATTCCCTGCCCTACAGTTATATACTTTTATATATAGTAGTAAAACAAAAAAGTTATCAATGTGGTCTTTCCGATATTTTAATATCTAATATCTGATATCGACTTTTCCCGCCACGCGAGCAGATAAAATAAGAATAAAAAAGTTTGGTTATTTTTAAAATAAGTACTATTATGTAAAGTGTCTAGAGTGCATTATTTCTGCTCGAAATTACGCCTGTCACTCTAGACCCCATACCAAATAGAAAGCGGTTATGAGATACAAATTTAAACTGAAGCCTTATCAACATCAGATTGATGCTTTGAAAAAATCGTGGGACAAAAAAGAGTATGCCCTGTTTATGGATATGGGAACAGGCAAGTCTAAAGTTCTTATTGATAACATGAGTATGCTTTACGACAATGGTAGCATAACTGCGGCATTGATTATTGCACCAAAAGGTGTGTACAGAAATTGGGAACAAGGGGAATTGCCTACGCATTTACCTGACCATATAGAAGCAGACATTGTACTATGGAATCCTAATCAAACAAAGACACAAATAGAAAAACAAAAGAAATTATTTCCCATAAACAATGATGTTAACTTAAAGATTTTTGTTATGAACATAGAGGCTTTTAGTACCAAAAAAGGAGTACAAATAGCTGATAAGTTTTTGAACTTACATAAAGCATTAATGGTGGTAGACGAAAGTACTACTATAAAATCTAAAGACGCTAAACGTACAAAAAGCATAGTAAAAATAGGGGAAAAGGCTACATACAGAAGAATATTAACAGGATCGCCTGTTACAAAATCACCAATGGATTTATACACGCAATGTCAGTTTTTGGATCCGTGGTTATTAGGTTTTTCAAGTTTTTATAGTTTCCAATACGAGTATGCCATTGTCCAACGTAGAACAATGGGGTCACACAGTTTTAATACTGTAGTAGGATACCGTAACCTTCCACGGTTAAATGAAAAACTGGATAAGTTTAGTTTTCGTGTAAAGAAAGAAGACTGTTTAGATCTACCAGATAAAGTATATATGAAAAGAGTTGTAGAGTTAACAGATGAACAAAAGTCAATCTATAGCAGTATTAAATCGTTTGCACTTGCAATGATAGACGAAGGAAAGGTCACAACAGATACCATCTTAACACAATTATTACGGCTTCAACAAGTATGTTCTGGCCATGTTAAGTTAGACGACGGTACTATGTCAACTTTTAATTCTGCTAAATTACCTGAGTTGATGTCTACTCTTGATGAAGTGTATGGTAAAGTAATCATATGGGCAAACTTTACCCACGATATACGCACTATAGAAAAAGAGTTGTCTGAAAAATATGGTACAGAAACAGTCGCAACATATTACGGTGAAACCAATAGTGATGAACGGCAGGAAATTGTAAAAAAATTCCAAGACCCAGATAACCCATTAAGGTTTTTTGTTGGTCAGCCAAGAACAGGTGGATATGGTCTTACGTTAACGCAAGCACAGACGGTTATATATTATAGTAATAGTTTCGACCTTGAGGTGCGTTTACAAAGCGAAGACCGTGCTCACCGTATAGGGCAAACAAAGAAAGTTACCTACATTGATATTATTGCTGAAAAAACGGTAGACGAAAAAATACTTAAAGCATTAAAAGATAAAATAAGTATTGCGAGTCAAGTATTAGCTGAAGACTTTAGAGATTGGATTATTTAAACGCATCTTTCATTGCACTCATTAAATCTTTAATTGTGACTCTTTTTTCTTTGGGGTCGTAGAGGCATACGATTTGACGAGGGCAAGCGTCAATGCTCTCCATAATTTCGATTCCCCCACTACCGTTGGCTCCTTCATATAAACACCAGTATTGTCTTGTTGTTTTTCCTCTGAATGATTCATGTACCTTTTCTACCTTTTTTAATCTACATATAGTGTATCCACCGTTGTCAAGGGTTGGCCTCCTATAATGCTCATGAGCCTCTGTCAAGCAAGAAGAGACCGTAAGCAAAAGCAGAGAGGACAACAAAGCCGATACCAAAGGTACCGATGATAACAGTCCACATAATAATTTTTTCTTTACGTTCTTGTGCTTCATAAACTTCCTTTTGTCTACGCTTACGGATTTGACCCTCCATACCTATAAGTTCATCCCATGCTTTTGTTCCATGAGTAAACATTATAAATGTTTTGAGTTCATCCCTCTGTTGATCAAGTTTTTTCTTAGCCGCAAACGCTTCAATAGCTTCTTGCTCAATGGACTGGCCATTAAATACTTTGGAAAATAAAGTAGGGTTCTTTGCTCTTTTTTCTATATTAGCTACGTCAGATACAGCACCCATCCATTTAGATAAATCTTGAGTCATAGACTCCAGTTCTCTACCTGCCATGAATGCTTTTTTAATTCCCCCAAATGCGGCAGTCGCAGTTGAGATAGCCGCACTTATGGTAAGGGGATCCATAATTACATCCGTATAACTATGCTTACGAGTAAAAGAATAATAGCACCAGTAGAAGCAAGCAAGATAGATTCAAGACGCTTAACACGGTTAAACAAATCTTTAAACTGAATACTGGTTTCAGTCTCGAGGCGAGTCGTACGTGAATCAAGTGTTTGGAAACTTTTGTTGAGGTCAGTTACCGTTGGTTTCATCCTTATACTTTCAATTCAAAATGTGGACCATCGATAAATGGCCTCCTACCTTGACTTCTTCTTAAATCTATATAAGCCATCATTGCTTCCTCCATTGTTCCATCCCAAGTACAGATGTCGTCGATATGCCAAGCGGCTCCCCATCTTATTGGAATACCTTCTTCGGTTGCCGCCCACTTCATAGCGTCAGCCAAGTTATCGTAAAGGTTGAGTTCCCAAGAGGCTGACCCTTCTACATATGCCATTAAATCAACGGCATGGCAAGTGCCATCGTCTTGAATGAGATGTTTAGAGTTCATGGTTTGAGACTTACCTGCGTCATATAACTTTTTTTGTTCATCTAAAGTTCTTACACCGTAGATAACACCAAAGTCTATTTTGGTAAGCTCTATCGCTTTCTTAACGACATTTGCCATTCCTTCGTTTACGTTTTCAAGTTTAGCTAAACTTCTATCTGATAATCTAAAAGCCATTTTACTCGTCCTTTATTCAAAATTTGTTAATTTACTTCCAGTTTTCTTCCACCAACGAAGAGCAGGTTTCAGTTTTTTTCTGAATTCTTTATCTGTAGCTTTTCCTTTACCTATAAGTTTATTCACCATTCGTTTATCTGATCGTAAACCTTTTACTATATTTCTTTCACGGTTTTTCTTTTCTACAAATTTTTCAACATTACTATAGGCTTTTCCAAAACCTTTTTTAGCTTTTCCTACTCCAGACATATTTTCTCCTATCCTACTGCACCCATGATACCAGACCTATCGGCAATGGCCTGACCCAAGTTATCCCTTGGAAATAGTGATGCAAATTTTGCTGAGTTTGCTTGTGTGTTTCGTTGATTGACAGGTGGCAACAAACTAGAAACATTGATCGGTGGTTTGTCGTCGGTTGTTAAATTAGATGTGTTTACTGGTTCTTCTCGTTCTGGAGCATCTCCAAGTTTAGGCAAATCTCCAGTTCTTTTGATTTCATCAATCGGTGTTTCTTCAAAACCATATTTGCGATCTACAAAAGGAATATCTAAATTAAATGAACGAATATACATACCAAGCATATTAGAAAATAATCTAACTTTTTTAGCATCAGACATAAACTTGCCATCAAATAACTGTTTTACTTGTTTTGTAGAAGCAGGTTGTGAGAGCCATCTCGCTATAAGATCACTTCTATACAGTTTTACTATGCCTTTGGCTTGAAGGTCTTGTATAGCACCCACTCCCGATTGAGATACTAAATCTCCTCCAGGATTTATATTACCCATACCAAGAGCATAATTACTAATGTCTGAAATATCATCAAGATAAGTTTTCATGTTCTCAGTTAATCTGGGTATTAAGACTTGACGAGCGTCAGGAGCTTCTTTAAAATTATAAAAAAGAGGTTTAAGTTTGGAGTAATCCATTATGCTTGAGTCACTACTAGAAAAGTTTTTTAAATCTTTAAACTCTCTCGATAATTTCAGTACATCAATTTCATCGAATTGAGAACTTGAGGTTGGGTCTAATTTTTTACTGTTGTCAATTATTTTTTGCAGAACAGCGTGTCTTAGTCCTTTAGCAAATTGACTATCGACCCCTCCATTTTCAGCTACTAACTTTGCAAAATCTTGTTCACCTAAATCATTTATAAGAGTCATAGCTCTTTCAGATTCACTAAGTCTTACATCTATTGCTTTTTTCACAGCGTCGTTTTGTAACCAAGTATGCCGAAGTTGAATATTTTCTAACTCTTTTCTTATACTCTGGGGTACTAATCTATTGTAAACCTCAATATCTGCTTCTTTTAATGTTTTTATTTTACTTCCAATTTGTGAAGGATCGTAAGTAAGATGAGCTAAAAAACCTTGACGCAAATCTGATAAAAATTTATTTCCTTGTTCTCTGGCTGAAACGACACCTGTTTGTGAAGCACCTCTTGTTTCAAGAATTAGTCTTTCTAATAGCTTTAAATCATTTGATCTAAAAGTTCCGTTGTAAAATTTTTCGGCAACAGAAATTGGGTCTATATCTCCTTTTTTTGAAAATAAAGAAGTTAATTTAGAAGTATTTATAATATTGTTTTGAAACTCTGCTAAATTCGTTGCTTGTGAGTAAAACTTATGCCATTCCGTACCAACAAGGTTTGGATTATTTAAAGGTTGTTTCATAATTTCATCTATTTCGTCTATTAGAGGCATAAGAGTTGCTCGTTCTTTGCCCTCAGACTCTATTAAATATCTATTTATTTTATCTTTTATACCTTTAAGTTGACTTAAAGAATCTACAGATTCTTTAATAGTGTTTCCTGCAGAATCTGGTTTATTTACATTAATACTTTTAATTCGTGTAGAGTAAGAATCTATAGAGTCAAGTAATGCTTTTAATTCACCACTAACTTCTCCTTCAACTCTTGCAGTAGGTACACGTCCTCCAGGTTGTGTAGTTATGATTTCAGCATCACCTTTTGGTCTTTTTCCTTTAGTTCTTATTCTTGTTCCTGCTCTAATATTCTTAATGATGTCACCTAAACTGCTTATATCAAAAACAACTTTTTCAGCTCCTGCAGAATTAAACGCTTGAGTATATTTGTGATTAACAGCATATTGCAGAGCTTGTTCTAACTCTTTTGCACCTTTTACTGTGGACTGAGCTAAACTTGCAACGTCTAGAGTAGATGTAGCACCTAGTTTAACTCTTCCTAATTCAGCTAATTCTTGTGCTAATTTTCTTTGCGATAAATCAAGGTAAGCTATTAATTCATTTTGTGTAAGATTCGCAAGTCTTTCTTCAGTAACTAAAGAACTACCTCTTCCTACTGGAGCTCCTTGTGCTAATTTTCTTTGCAATAAATTATGAAGAGCTTTTTGTTGTTTGTTCATAAGTATTTGAAAACGAGGAGATGTTCCTGAAACTTGTGAAGCTGTTCTTTGGATGAGAGGATTATTTTTAGGGTTTAAAACTTGAGCAATAGAAATAGCAGGAAGATCATTAGCATCTAACCCAAACTTTTCAGATAACCTTTTATATGATTGTACAATGTCAAGTGACATTTGGTCAGCTTTATTTACAAGTAAAGAGTCAGCTTGCCCAGATAACCTTTTCTGAACCTGTATGGGAGTTCCTAAAAGAAATTTATTAAAAGCGGCATCTAATAAACCATATGTGGCGGCTTTTCCTTTATTAATATCTCCAACAATTTCTAAACTTGGTTTACCAGACTCATCTTGCATATACTGATCTAGTGCTTGTCCTAATCCAGCAGTTGCAAAAGTTGTTAAGAAAGGATGTTTAGGAACTAATGCTCCTACTATTGCACCTACAGTTTGAAATCTTCCCACCTTACCTGTTAAATCTCCTAATATTTCACTCATAGAAGGTATAACTACGTTTCCTATAAGAGCACCTCTCCTTTTAGTAGGGTCATTAGGATTGAACACAGGTGCATTACGCATATACACTTTTCCTTTTTTACTATAAGAGTACAACTCTTTGAGTTGGCCACCACCAGTAGGGACTCTAAAGTATTCACCTTCAGGAAATCGTTTCAAAAAATAATCTTTTCTATCTTCAAACTTATCGCGATAAGATAAATTTCTCGCTAAATTAAAATCTAAATCACCTGAGCTTTTGTATCCTGCGTAACGATCACCAACTTTTTCTTTAATAACATTGTCAACTCTTTCATATTCAAGTAGAGCCGCTTTTGCTACATCTGTTTGACTAGCTTTATCTAAAACTAATTCAGGTTTAATTTCAATAGTTTGATTTTTAGCTTCAGTTTTTTCTCTAAGAGAAGTGGGTAATAGTTCTTCGTTAGCAGAAGTCATTAATTTTTCTTGGTCACTTCTCAACATAGATTCAGCGGCAGAGATTAAAGTTCCTTCGTTAATTTTTTCAACCTCTGGATCATCTATATCTTTAAGAGTTTGTTTTCTTAATGAAATACCTCCAGGAGTTACTCCAAGTTCAGGTGGTTCATCGTCTACTTCAGGACCAACACCAAAAGCCTCATTTATTTGTGCTTGAGTAGCATTATCTGGTAGCTCACCAAAAATTTCAAAAGCGTTATTAAAATTTTGTGTCAATTATTCCTCATTTCTTAAATCAGTTATTGAAGAACCCTTAAATCTGGCATAAAGTTTAAGTACTTTTGCCATGTCTACTTCTCCATCTTCTTTTAAAAATAGTTGCTT